TTATATTTTCTATATTTGTTAATTTGATATAACGTATATTACTGCCTATATTTAAATCTTTTATTTCTTCTATATATCTATAACCTTTTAAATTGGAATTAAACAATTTTAAATCATCACGATTTAAACCCAATTGTTGTAATATATTGTTTTTTTTATCCTTTATTTCTTGAATACTTGTATTTATTAGCCCTACATTATCATCATTTTCCAACGCTTTTTTTAATAATTCAAAATCCATATATTAATATAATATTAATAAACTATTATATTAATTAAAAATAAATTTAAGATTTAATTTCTATAAGGTTAGAGTTATGAAATTTTTACACATTTAAATTGATTATTTCTTGTTTCACCTGCTTTACATTTTTTATTACAGCGTCTTGTCTTTGAATTATAATCCATATTTTTTTTAACACAAGCTGATTTTTTAGACATTTTAGATGAAGATGATTTTGAAGATGATTTTTTAATTTTATTGTTTTTATTATTTTTATTAGATTTTTTTTTAATTAATGATTTATTTACAACACATTTATAATCCTCATTACGTATATACCCATCTTTACATTCCATTAAACATCTATTTGTATTTGGATTATGAATAGGTTTTTCTGGCGGACATTCTTTTTTTTTAATTTCCTTTTTCAATTCTTCTTTATAAATACTTTCTACTTTATCTTGTATTTTAACACTTGGTGCTGGTGTGCCACTTGTTAAATATATTTTATGTTTTTTTAATAATGCTGTATATTCTTCTTTAAATGTTGTTATATTTGTTTTTCGTTCAAATAAATTAGCTAATATATAATATTTTGAAATTTCTTTTAAATCTTTTCCAAATTTTTTATATTTATCAACATTAAATAAAAAATTACCAATTTGATTAAAAACAAACGCCAATGTATATAAATCAAAAGAATTAATTGCTAATTCTAAAAAATCATTATAACTATATTTTTTATTATCTTTTAAATAATTACATTTAGATGATAAATTATATTTATGAAAATTCCTGCATATATTTTCAGGAGGCCAATAACTATGGTCTATTGCAAAACCGTCACTGTTTTTTTTTGATAACTCTATTGCTCTTGTTTTTTTAATCATTAAACCAAAATCAATATATTTTATTTTTCCATTATTAATATTATAAACAATATTGTCTGCTTTTATATCTCTATGAAGAATATTTTTAGTTTTAAAAAATTGTAGTCCATCTATTAAAGTAATTAACGATGTTAAAAAATAATGCTGTTCTTTTACTTCTACTTTTTTGAAAATATTTACTACAAAATTAGTAATATTTATACCCCCATCTTCATAAATTAACATACTATGATGAGATTTTTTTTTATCTACATTTTTTATCAATGGATTTCTACATTGATCTACGCTTGATATAAAGTTATCATCTATTACTGGTTTACATAAAATTGGTTGAGTAATTGCATATTTTTCTAAACCTTTTATTGTTGAAATGCTTTTATATTCTTTTAATTCATTGGTTGCTTCCCTATTTACCATGACTTTTGAAACTTTATTTTCATAACTACTAATATTTTCTTTACATTTTAAACTTGGCTTAAAAACACATCCATATGTCCCTTCTCCTACTTTTTCATTCATTTATATTATATAAATATTTATATAATATAAATTATATATGAATATTTCAATATTAACTGATATTTTTGATAAAGATTTCTACTATTATGATTACAAATTAAATAATGGTATGTTAAGTTGGTTATTAATACCTTTAAGTTATTTAATATTATATTATAAAACTTATATCAAATATTTTAGTTATACATTTGTTGTTATTGCAATTATTGGTATAGTTGAAACAATATTATTAATTGAAAAATATAACTATTTTCTTTTAATTAGTGCATCATTGATATTACACGCAATTTTATTATATCCATTATCAAATATTAAGAAATATTTAAAACTTAATATTAGCAATATTGCTTTAGCATTTTTAGGTATTATTATAACATTATTTTTACCATATTGGCCGTATATTTTATCAAGAAGCACATTTATTATATTTGCTATAATAATTTATATTTTCCTATTTTTATTAAATAATTTTTATAAATAAATCATAAATCATAAATCTATTTATTCTTGTATATTATTATTTTCTTCATTATAAATATTTAATGTACGCGCGCTCGCATCATTAGAATCAATAAAACGCGGCATCCAATAATATGGAATTAAATTATCACATCCTTGATAATGTTTATTATAAATATACTTATAGTAAGCTTGTTCATAAGTAATAGGTTTAGTATTTGAAAAATTCATATGTTTATAACTTTTTATAATATTATCTAAATCATTATGCAATTCTTTATTAGTTTGTATTTTTTCTTTAATAATTTCAAACCACGAACGTTTTAAAGAACTTACTCCATCACTAAATGCTTCTTTAGTTCTCCATAAAATTTTTTCCGGTACTAAACCAGGCATTAATTCGCTAAAAGATTTTCTAATTAAATATTTTTCACAATTATTTATAGTAGTATTATAACGTAAATTTTTATCTATAGACAAATAAAATTCAACAAATTGTTTATCTAAAAATGGAGTTCGCGGTTCAAGACCATTTGATGAAATAGACCTGTCACTACGTAAAACATCGTAATTATAAATATCATTTAATAAACGTTTACATTCAAAATCAAAATCTTGAGAACACAGACATTTTTTAAAATATAAATAACCACCCATTAATTCATCTGCACCATCACCATTAAAAATAACTTTACAATCACTATTTTCTTTAATATATTTTGCAACCAAATAATTACCGACACTTGCTCTAACTGTTGTGGTATCAAATGATTCTATTTTTTCTATAACTTCAGGTATGGCATCAAAAAAATCTTGCTCGGAAACTACAATTTCATGATGATTACTATTTATATGTTGTGCTACTATTTTAGCATATTTTAAATCTTCTGAACCTTCTAATCCAATACTAAATGTATTTAATTTAATTTCTTTAGCATTGGTATTATTCGCATTTTTAATAAATCTATTTACAATACAAGCAACTAGACTGCTATCTAATCCACCCGAAAGAAGACATGCAATTGGTCTCTGTGTTGTACCTAATGTGCGTTTTTTAACACATTCCATAAATTTATTTACAATAAGATGATTAATATCATTCATATTATTATTTATTGAATCTAAATTATTGAAGCAAGGAAATGCTATATATTTAGAATAATCCATAGTAAGTTTGTTATTCAAATCGGATATCATCATATAATGACCCGGTATAAAATTACAAATGTTATTTTTTCTAGATGGGAAACTATATAAACTTTTTATTTCACTTGCAAAACCAATAGAATTATTTTCTATATAATAATATAACGGACGCACACCATATGGATCTCTTCCAATAAAAAGTAAATTTTTTTGTATATCATATAAAATAAAAGCAAATACACCATCTAATAGTTGAATAGTATATTCCATTCCATATAGTTTATATAAATGTAAAATAATTTCGCAATCAGAATCGGTTTCAAGAGTTATATTATTATCAGTTGCTAATTGTGCAAAGTTATAAATTTCACCATTACATATTAATATACAATTATCAATTTCAAACGGTTGATTAGATTTAGAATTTAATCCATTAATGGCTAATCTATGAAAACCAAAAATTATATTTTTATGATTTTTTAAAACAGAAAATTCAGGACCACGTGATTTTCCTTTATTGAAATTATTTTCAATAATATTATTATTTGTATTATTATTTATTAATGCAAATATCCCGCACATACTTAATATAATATCAAATACTATTTTTAAATATATTTTTAAATATTTTTAATTAATTATTTTGTATTAAATTATTTTATTATTATAATTTAAAAATAATGAATTATAATGTTACTTTACAAAATTTTGAAAAAAATAATAATATAAATCAAGAAATTTATAATAGAAATTTTCCTTCTCAACAATTAAATATGAATTTTTCACCACGTTCAGTATCTACCAAATATAGCACATTACCTATTTTAGACCATAGAAAAGAAACTAGTGTACCAATGAATAATTATCCAATTTATGATAGTAATTCTACATTTTTTCCAGGTAATGCAAAACCACATTTTTGTGGTTTTGCAAATAATATAGATTTAGAATCTAGTTTAAGAAGTCAATTTTTTGCTTTACAAAAAGCGGATCAAGCAAAATATATACCATCATCAAGTAGTAATTTATATGAAAATCCTATAAATTTTATAAATACTAATAAAGATTTAAATAATCATTTACTATTTAGAGAAGAAAGTTTTGATAATTTTAATCCAAGTTTATCTTCTAATATTGGAAATGAAATTTTTTTAAATTCTACAAAAGTTCAACTTAAAAATTTATAATTAGTTAATTAGTTAATTAGTTAATTAGTTAATTAGTTAATTAGTTAATTAGTTAATTTGTTAATTAGTTAATTTTTCAATAATTAAATAAAAATTAATATATACTTATTAATCGTGTATATATTAATATGGAAGTTAATAAAACAAAAGATGCAGATTTGATGCTGTTAGGAAATAAAGAATTATATAATAAATTAGTAAATAAAAATGAAAAATCAATTATTATGAAAAATGACTTTATAAAATATAAAAAAGAAATAAAAACAAAGATAAATGAATTATTTACTTATTATAGTGATCCAAGTAATAATTGTTTATTTATAGATAATAATAATGAAGATTATAAATATTTAACTTCTTTTAATTCATTTGTTAATCATTATGTAGAAAATATTAAAACAAATAATTTTAAAAAAGAAATTCAAAATGAATTAAGCATATATAACAATAAAATAACCAATAATTTTCAAGATAATTCTTTTAATAATGACTTTAGTAATATAAATATAAATAAACATCTTTTTAATAAACCACATAATAAAAACAATACATTGGATGATTTTATTGAAAAAAAAAATATAAAAATAAAACCAAAAATTTTACCAAAAAAACGAAATTACAAATAAAATATATATATATATTAAAATATCTATATATTTTAATATGGCAAAGCCAACCAATAAAAAAAAAAGAAAAAATAAACATTATAATAAAAATAAGACAGTAAAATTTAAAAAATTAAATTGCGCACCAAATAGAGGCAAAGAAATAAATGGTGAATTACAAAAATTGTCTTGTTACAACAATAGTGAATTATTTAATTTTAAAAAAATATGGAATTCCAAAAATCCAAATAATTTAATAAAAACTAATAATCCTAAAAAGATTTGGTTATTTTTTAAAAATAATTTAAGTTCAAAATGTTATAATGAACTATGCTGGATTAAAGAGAATCATATTGGAAATATAAATAAAGACCATATATTAAAAAATGTATTTAGACCATTTTCACCTACTACTTGGAAAGCAAAACCATATGAATGGTTATCAAGTGTTGATATTTTAAAAGTAATGGAACAATATCAAAGAACAAATAAAAATTTTGTTTTTATTGGACCAACTCCAATAGATTTTGATAATAAAGATTTATTTGGTACTTGTATATATGAACAATTATGTAAATTTGATATTAATAAATATTATAATGTGAAACCAAGAAAAGATAAAATAGGTATTATTTTTAATACAGACCCTCATGACCAACCGGGTGAACATTGGATAGCATTATTTATAGATTTAAACAAACAGTTTGTATTTTATTTTGATAGTAATGGTGAAAAAATTAAAAAACAAATAGAAATATTAAAAAATAAAATAATAAGACAAGGTAATCAAATAAAACTAGATTTAAAATATTACGACAATAAAGGTTTAATTCATCAAAAACGCGACGGGCAATGTGGTATGTATACATTATATTTTATTGCCGAACTTTTACAAGAAAATAAAGAACCAGGGTTTTTTAAAGATCAAAGAATTCCAGACGAATTAATGAGAGATTATAGAATCAAATATTATAATGTTATATAATTAATTTATAATAAAACTATATAAAATTAACTTCTAATATATTAAATTATAACAGTAAATTAATATATTATGAATAAAATAGAAGAATTATTAAAAAATGAAAATAAAGAGTTTTTATGGAATGTATTATATAAAAATCAAGTGTTTAATGATATACCAGGTGATAAACAACGAGAAATAAAAGGATTATTTGAAGAAACAATATTAAATAGTATAGATCATATAAAAGAAAAAAATTTACAAAACAATAATTTACTTGAACTTAATAAAATAATAGTTCAAAAATTAAATTCAAATATAATTGAATATAAAAATCAAATATTAAGACCAATAGATAGCAAAGATGATTATAAAAAAACCAAATTTGATGGACTACAAGAAGAATTTAATAGACAAAAAGAATCAATGAATAATACTTTAAATGCTGACAAACCAAATACTATTGATTTTAGTGATAAAAATGACGAACCAATTGAAAATAATCTCATGTTATTAAAATTACAAGAAATGGAAAAAGAAAGAAATATAAATTTAAATACAAATAGCAATAACAATAACAATAGCAATAACAATAGCAATAGCAATGACAATAGCAATAGCAATGAACAAGTTAAACTTAACATAGAAGAATTAGGGACAATTACAAAAACCGATGAAAATTTGCAACAAAGCGATGTTCCAAAAATAAAAATCTCCAATATTGAAGACTTATTAGAAGCCGGATTAAATTCAAATTTGAATATTGAAAATTTAGATTCTAACAATGAAACAAATACTTTAAAAGAAGAAATATACAAACAAAAGTATGAAGAATCGCGTAAAAAATATTTTCAAAAAAGAGATTCAAGAATAAATATTACAAATATTGATGAAGTTTTAAAACAAGAAACTACAAAAGAATTTATAACAAATAACAATAATAAAACAGATTCATTATATAATATGTTAACTACTATATTGCATAATCAAAAATTAATTATGGAGAAATTAGAAATTTATAAAGAATAATTAAAAATTAAAAAACTTATAAATAACCATTGCACAATACCAATTATTGTAGACAATAATAAATCCTTTGTTTTTAAATAAACTAACATCAAAGTTACATAAAATAAAAACGTGTTTAATATAAAAATAAATTTAGATTGTATATACCCTTCCAAATTACTATTATATTTATGTATTAAATATATACCTAATAATCCAGGTATTGGAATTGTTGGCATAAAAGAACATAATTTATATTTATTATTTAAAGAAAAATGATATGTCCCTACAAAAACTAACGCACCAAATAATGCATAAAACGCATAAACAATTGAACTATCTTTTTTAAAATTCATTTTATTATAATTAATATAGTATTATAATAAAAATTATTGCTTATTATAAATAACTAGTATCAAATTCACTGATATTATTTATAAAATAAGTAATATCTATTCCATCAGCTTGTAATGTTTCATTATTAGATATTTTTTTAAGCTCATTAAAATTAGCTATTCTATCATAATCATTTGAACCCCCATCCATTCTAAAATGTATTTTTTTACTAATTTTATTATAATAAACTACTTTTATATGACCCATTCCGTGATATATAAACCCTAAATCTACTATATTATTTATATTGTGACTAGTATAATGTGTATGTAATTCTAATATTTTAGTAATTGAGAAAAATGTCCAATTTTCTATATACATTTCTCTATTATAAGCTTCATTAATTAAATAAAAATCTGTTATAGCTTTTTCCAAATTTAATTCTTTGAATTCTATAGCTAATAATAAGTTATTCTCTTCTATAATACTAATATTTTGATTTTCATTACTATCATTATCTACATTAGGCAAAAAAAATGGCTGTATAGTAGAATCGTGATTTCGCGGACTAAATAAAATATTTTGTTGATTTGTTTCCATTTTTATATTATTTTAATAACTAAATATATCTTAAAATAATATTTATATAATATTTATTAAATTAAATAATATTATGCAATTATTGTCACTTTGTTATTAGTATCCAAGCTAAATTTACCAACAGGAATTAATGCTTTTTGTACCCCTTTCATTGCATCATAATCATATAATATACGTTCTCCAATATATTCTTGTGTTGTATGTGCTTTATTTATTGCGTATTTTTTACCTTTAATTGTTTTAAACATTATTGTATCTTTAACTTCTTTTTTATTTAAGGTCATTGCCTTATCAGTTAATTGTTCTTTAATATTATCATTATACATAAGATTGTCTGATTTAGAATCACTATTTATTAAATAACATTGTATTTGTTCTTTTGTAGTTGAACGAGAATGAATAGTACAATCAATTGCTGCTCTTTTAACATTATCTAAAATTCTGCTGGTAATTTTTTCTTTGATATCAGCTACTTCATTTAAATATTGATCGCTAGTATGAACCATATATTGACCGCTTACAGGATCTTTTGTATATTTACTTCTATCTTTTTTCAATAATTCTAATGCATTTTTCCCCTTTAATTGTTCATCTGTAAATTTCATCAAATACATTAATACGGTAACATTTTGCAAATCTTTTGGTAAATCAGCATGACTGCAAATACGTCTCGCACGTCCAATAACTTGTGTTTTTCTTACTGGATGCCAATATGGTTCCATAATATGAACAAAACGTACATTTTTTAAACTAATACCTTCAGCGCCCGATGATGAAATCATTAATAATTTAACAACTTCGCCATTATTATTGTTTTCAATTGCTGGATTATATTTTTTAATTTTATCTATAATGTTTTGCGGAACAATTTTCCAATTACTATTTAATATATTTAAAATTACTTCACGTTCTTCGGGTTTTTCAGAACCAGTATAAGATGCAAAAAATTGTGGTTTTCCACGCAATTCAATCGCTCTTTGCATCTCCGATTCATTAATATCTAAATCAAATTGTGTAGCTGATAAACGTTTAATTTTAAGTTCTAAAAATCCATGCTCTTTTAGCACCAATTTAAATATACCAATACCTTCCAAAGTTTTAAATTGTGAATACAACATATTAATTCCACCAAACCGCTCTTCGTCTTCTATATTTTCTAATATATTTAAAAATTTAGGACTATATAATTTTAATGCTTCTTTATTTAAATATTTATTGGAATTCTTTTCTAAACTTTTAAGTGCTTCATTTAGACGAGTGCTATAACTAGAATCTTTAATTTCATCGCTTTCTTTCTTTAATTCGTCAATATCTTCTTTTTCTAAATTACCGTCCATTTCATTTACTTTTTTATCAAAATCATCTCCTTTTACATCTTCCAAAATATCTTCATTTATTATTTCTATATTATTTGTAGTTCCAATAGCAGATTCAAGTGTTTCTTCACTTTTAGGCATGGGTCGTTTAATATGTGGTCTGGGAAATACATAATTGCAAAACGCACGAGAAAAAATACGATATGTAGATACACCATCATCATATAAATCATCTTTTCCAGCAACAGATTTTTTCTTGGTTTTACTTTGTTTTTCAACTTTACGTTCTTGAACTCTTGCTTCTTCGTAAATATTGAATTGAAAATCGCTCATTGGAATTTCAACAATATTATAATCATCTTCTGTATATGATGGCATAAGTTCTTCTTGTGCGCTTCTAAAATAAGATGTTAAACCTATTATTCTTCGCAAAAACATCTCATTGTTTTTAAGCTGACCATTTGCATCAATAAAATAATATTTAAAATCATCAAACTTATCGGGTAATGCTAAATTATTAGTAATATGATTATTTGTGGAATCTTTAACATTTATTGATGCTTCTTTCAAAATAGTTTTAATTTTAGTAGCAAAATCATCGCTACTCATAGTATCGGAACTATAAGCTATTGTCGAATCATTTGCATCATTAATATCATTTTTTTTAAATCCAAATGGATTTTTATATACTTTTAGATCCTTTGTTTTACTATTATATTCAATATGATCAATATTACTATATATAGCATTTTTCTTTAACAATGCTTCGAAATATTCTATATTATACATTTTTTTAGTTGATGAAACATTATAAGTATAACATTTAATATAGCCCCGTAAAATATTGAACAATACCGCAATTTCATTTGGATAATTAATAATGGGGGTACCACTTAACAAAATAATTTTGCAATTTTCAGCATCCATTAAATATTTATAAATTTTCATAGATAATGCTGTTCCTGAAGATAATTTATTTACAATTCTACTTATTAAATTATGTGCTTCGTCTATAATAACTACTTTATTAGAAAAAGGATTTACTTTATTATTTTGCGTAATAGATATCCATTCTCCGCTGTTATTGCGTAAGCCATTATAGCTTAAAAATTTGTATTTTTTAGCAATCATCATATCAATTTGTTCATCTAAACTGGCTTTTTGTTCAGGGTCTAAAGAAATAGAGGATTCATAATTTGGTTCTTTGTTTTTATTAACGAACCATGCTCCGCCTTTCTTTTTAATATATTCTTCAGAAACTTTTAATATTGAACTTAAAGGACTAATGTATTCGGGATTACTTAAAACGCTTATAAATTCCCAATATTGATTTTTTTTATATAAATAATCTCCACATTTTTTGAGTTCTTGTACATAATTTGCTCTTAACGAAGCAGGTGTCATAATAATCACCTCTTTTTCATGCTTTACACCTTCTGTAATAGCAATAGATGAGCAAGTTTTACCGGAGCCTAAACCATGAAATAATAGAAGTCCTCTATATGGACTATATAAATTGATATAATCTCTTACAATTTTTTGATGAATTAATAGAGAAAAATCATTTTCTGAATTGGCATCACAACTAATAGTTATTTTTCCAGAAGCAATATCTTTATCTTGTTGCAATAATTCATCTTTATATGGTAGAAAAAGTTTGTTAATAAATTCAATGAATTTTTCTCTATTATTTAAATAATAAGAGTCGGCTTTTATTAAAACATTTGGCAATACTTCATTCATTCTATTTTCGTAAGTTTCGTCACCTATGTTTTCTGTTTGGTCAAAATCTAAATCAGTGGCAAAAGTTTGAACTTTTGTTTTTTTTGTTTTTGATTTTAATTCTGGAGCAGGTGTTTCGCGTCCAATTGTTTTGGAATCTTTTATTGAGCCGGTTATTTGTTTAATTATTATTTTTTTTCCTGTTTTTTCAATATTTGTTATATAATTAATTGATTCAAATTCTGTTTTAAGTTTTGTTTGATGTTCTTTAAATGGGTCATCATTTGCTAATGTTTTTAACTTTTGTGTTTCTTTAATTTTTTCAATTGATTCTTTGTAAAAATCATCACCTTTATTTATTACATCTTTTTTAAATGTTTTCATAAATTCTATGGGATCTATTAAATTTTCAGTAGTTTTATCAATAATTTTTATACCAGTTAATTTTTTAATTCCTTGTTGAAATTTAACATTATAATGTGTTGTTTTTTTTGGTAATGGTTTTACTTTCATTATATCTATGTTATCTAAAATACTATTCATAATAATAAATTATATATATAATTTTATTATTATAATTATAAACATAAATATAAATATAAATATAAATATTTACTAAAAAAAATAAATATAATAGATGCTAAAATACAAATTAACTTAAACATATTAATTCATTTTTTCAATTAATTTAATAGCATTTTCACAAGCCATTTGTTCTGCTTTTTTCTTGATTTTATGTTCGGCTTTTGTTAAAAAGACTAATAACTTATCATTTTTTTCTAATAAATCATGGATCGCTTTAAATGTTTTTAAATTATCAAATTTTACTGCACTACTAATATTTGCATTATGAATATTTTGTCCAAATGAAATATAAATTCCCATAGCATATGTTTTATCGCTAATATCAATTTCATCATAATTAATGCTTGGATCTTTAATTTCGACATAATCCGGAGTTAATTTAAATTCTTTTTGAATAATTACTTGCAATATATTTTTGAAGTTATCATCATAGTTAATTAATTTTGTCCAATCAACATGTTTTTCAAATACATTTTCAATAAATGTTTGAGCCATTTGTAATCCAGGACCAGTTGAAAACACATTTTTAAACCAACCATATTCATCGTCTATTTTAATACGATTAAAATCTAAAAACATTGCACCAATAAATGCTTCAAATAAGCATCCTAATTTTTTAAGATTATTTCTAATATTTTTCTCTTCTGCATGTTTTGAAATAATATAAAATTTATGAAGACCCATTTCATAAGCTAATTTACCAATATGTTCATTTTTTACTAATGCAATTTTTTTTTCTGTCATAAAACCTTCATCTGCTTTAGGAAAACGTTTATATAAATAATATTTTGTGATACATTCTAATACTCCATCGCCAATAAATTCAAGCCGTTCATTGGATTTGGTTTTTAATGGTAGACAATCCTCGGGTTTTTCAACAATAGTAACATTAGCTTCTTCATTTTCTAATTTAGGTCTTTTTGTATATGATCGGTGGATGAATGCACGTTTATAAAGTTCCATATTAAATGGTTTAGTAAAAATACCATAAGTTTTAAGTAATTCTTGGACGTCTCCAATATTAATTTCTTTATTTAAATGATTATATGGATTAAATATTAATTCATCGCTGACGACATCATTTACACAAATATTAGCATCATTATCTGATTCATCGCTATTATCTTCTAATACTTTATTAATAAAATTTTTAGCCATTTAAGATTAATATTATGAGTATTTAGAATAATAGTTTTATATAATTATTATAACAATTTTTTAGAAAAAAAAATATTTATTAATATTATATAAAATGCCACGTCCGAATTTAATTGGTGCTAGTAATAGATATACAAACAAAACAAGTGAATTTGGCTCTTTAGCGGGTTTAGCTCCTACCACTGGAGTTAGACCAAATGTTACTGGTTTACATGGATACAAATTTGCAAAAATTTCTGCAAATGGATTAGTTTTTTATAATGGTACACAAACATGGATAAGTAGGAAAGATTCTGAAAATGGTTGTGGTTTTAATAAAGATAATACAACAGTAAATGCACCACATGGAGAACGTTGTATTGAACATATTGGTTATTCTAAAAATGTTTCTCAATTTAGAATAGGCAAATCAATGCTTGGTTAAATTGTTTAAATTAAATATTTAAACATATATTAATTTTAGTATATAATTTAATTAATTTAATGAAATTATATATAGATAATAGAGAGCCAAAAGCGATTATAAATTCTTTAGAATTTATAAATAATAATTCAAAAAACAAATTAACTATAGAAATAAAAAGTTTAGATTTAGGTGATTTTGTTTTATATGATGAAATAAATGAAAAAGTTATAATAATTATTGAACGAAAGTCTCTATCTGATTTAGAGGCTAGTATTAAAGACGGGCGTTATAATGAACAATCTTATAGGCTCTCTCAAAATACTTTAGCAAATCATAATATTTATTATTTAATTGAAGGTTCGATTATAAATTATAAAAATAAGTCTTTTAAAAATACTTTATATAGTTCTCTCTTTTCTTTAAGTTATTTTAAAGGATTTTCTGTATTTAATAGTTTAAATGCAGTAGAAAGTGCAGAAATAATTTATAGTTTTGTAAATAAATTTTTGAGAACACAAGATAAAGTGGGTTATTATAGTAATAATAGTGTAAGTTTAAGTGGAACAAGTATAAAAAAAGAAGAAGATAAAGAGAGAACTGATGATTTAAAAAGAGAAGATTTAAAAATAGAAAATAAAGAAGACAATTATTTAGCAAATATAAAAAGTAGTAAAAAATCTAATATAACACGAGAGAATATTGATATTTTGATGTTAATGCAGGTTCCGGGTGTAAGTATAACTAGCGCAACTACTATTATGAATATTCATAAAACTATAAATAATTTAGTAAATAATTTAACAAAAGACGAAAATTGCTTGGATTCTCTCAAAACGGAAAATAATAATCGTAAAATTTCTAAAAATATTATTGCTTCTATTAAACTTTATTTATTAAATAAAGAATAAATTTATATATATTATTTAAATTATATTAATATATATAATGAATTTTGATTACAAAACATTACAAAACTATTCTTATTTATTATTAATAGCCTTATTTATTTTTGTAATAATTTATTGTATGAGTTTTAAAAATGCAGTGATTAATAGATTAAGTTTTAGAGAGAATACAAATTTAAATTCAAATGGTTCTCTCAATAATTCTGGAATAGTTGAAGGATTTAGTTTGGGTTTTAAAAATGAAAAAAAATTAGATAAAGAAGATGATATATTTATTTTAATTGATAGAAAGCTCAAAGGTTTGACAGAAGAATTAGGAGGTACAAAAGGAACAAAAGAAGTTAAGAAAATTTTAGAAAAAACAAAAAAAATTAGTGATTTAGAATGTGCAAAATGTATGATGATGATGATAGAAAATAACAAAGGTGTAAAAGCACTGGATTTAGATTCACTTGTAAATGATGATTCAAGTGATATGTGTTTAAAATGTAAAAATTATACTTCTCTCTCAACAAGTATAAAATCTATGATTGATAATTTATAAGCGGGGAGATCGCCCCACACGCGATAAATTATAATTCATTCTTCATTCAACTTTTTACATAATAATTATATAAAAATATAATAAAATTAATTAATAATGAATATAAAGTATCCATTATTAATTCCAGTAATAGGTCATGGTGCCACAAATATTATAGATTTTCCAATTGAAACTTTAGCATATAATTTATTTTCAGCGCTTTTAGTATATAATTGTAATTTATTATTTAGACAATCATTGTTAATAGGGTTTTCTATTTTTCATAATGTCCAAGATATACCAAATGAGATTTTATATAAATCTAAAATTATTAATTTGAAAAAAATAAAATATCCGCTGGTAGGATTAGTGCATAGTTTATGGATTAAATTTCCAATAATTGCTAAATTGCATTTTTTAACTTTTCATAGTCCATTACATTATTTAAGAATAATTTTAATGAGGTCAAAAGTCAAATTAAAATTATTAACTGGATTTAGTGTATCATTAGCTTCTATGTATTTTTTAAATAAAGATTATGATTTAAAAATGGAAAAAAAAATGGGTCAATTATGGTGGGTATTTCCAATATTACCACACATTATTTTAACACATAAAATAAATAATAATTTTATAAATAATGTAAAAAAACATAGAAGCGGTGTAGCTATGAATAAATATATTGGAAGTTATGTAACTAGTATTTGAATTAATTAATATTATATGTTTTCATAATTAAAACTAATGTTTTATCAATTAATTCTTGATTTGGTTTTATTTGTAATTGAAGAATAGATAAATTTTTTTTAATTATTATTATATTATTTTTAATTTTAGATAGATTTTGTATATCATATTCAATATCCCATATAGAACGATTTATATATTCTAAACCACCTGAAGGTATAATAGGTATATTAAAAGTATTTGGAGTATTTTGAGAATTATACCTTGATTCATAAGTTGTAGTAAACTCTTCATTATCATAATATTGTGTATTTTTACTTCTATTGTTTTCATTATCTGAATCATCTGAATCATCTGAATCATCTGAATCATCCAAATAATGAGTATTTCTTTTTTTTCCAAAACGAGGCATCAAATTTTTATTGTTTTATAAAATTAATAATTAATGATTTTATAAAATATTAAATCAATTTTAAAAAACAATTATATTTTTTTCAATATAATTGTCTTACCAAATTTTATAACTTTTATTTTTAATTTAAATACAACAATATCATTTACTGCATCATAATATGGATTATCCAAACTGCATTTATATTTATCAACAATTCTTTTCAATACTTCATCAAATGTGTAATCATATAAATTATTTTTATTTAAATATACATTACCACATTCATTAATAATTCCATCTAATCTAACTTGAGATACATATAAATCAGTACGTTCATATTCAATATTTTGTGGTCCAATAAATGGTAAATTTATAGATGTTTTATATACTTGATTTATTGGTGGCAATAAAACCACATCTTTTGCGCCATTATTATTAAAACTAAACGCCAATAAATTTAATACTACTCCTAAAATCATTATATATTAAGTGATTATTTAAGTTTTATATTTTTAAAAAAATTTAAAATACATATTATTTTTAAATAATAATATGTATTAATTGCATCATCGGGGAATCGAACCCCGGGCGATCGCTTGGAAGGCGAACATGTTACCACTACACCAATGATGCATATTATAAAAAATACTTATTATTTTGTCTTTAAGTAGTTATCTTTCAAACAATTATCTTTCAAACAATTATTTATATGTTTTTTCAAGAAGTATATTTATGGACTTCGCGGTCTTTGTAATCTCCAGCTTTTACTTTGGCTTGTGTATGTTTTTTCCCACCCCAATGTCTATCCATAGGATTGGCACTTTTAGAATTTTTTTCACTAAACATTTTATCTAAAGGAGTATCTAATCCAACATTTTGATTATGCTGGTCAAAACCGGAATACATTCCACTATTAAATTTAAAATTGGAATTTGGTGTTGAATTTCTAGTAGCATCTAACATTTTATTTTCTTCATAATATTCTTCGCCTTCTTGACCAGGAATTGCTTGATTTTTTTCTTTAGGAAGACCACCGCTATTTTCAAAAATGGAAGGTTTTACTTGTATTAGTTCATTATTTTGTGTGTCAGTTGTATATTGTAAAAATAAAAGAGGACATTCAATATTTTGTGATTTTTGCCATTCGTAAAATTCAGCATATTCTTCTAAATTTTCAAATTTTAAAGGGTTTACACCAGGAACAGATGCAATTTTAGAATTATATAAATAAATAGCACCATCTTTTTCTATTAACATATTTGAACATCTTTTTTCAATGTTTTTTGAATCTTTTTTATTTTTTGAATCTTTTTTATTTTTTGAATCTGCGTTTTCCATAGGTTCGTGTAAATTATAAGAATTTACATAATAAATCATTCCAAAAATAAAAACGATTACTATTGCTGCATTATTATATTGTGTTAGTTCATTAAAATTAAATTTGAATGCCATACTACTTAATTAATTTAACAATATATTATATTTTCTATTATTTTGTTAAAATATAATAAACTAAATAAAACTAAAAACTAAAAACTAAAAAATAAAATATATAATGCTATATTATATGCAAATAATAGAACTAAATAACTCAAATTTTGATAAAAATAAAATACAAGAATTATTGTCTAAAAAAGTATGCTTTGTTGGTGTATTTAGTAAGACGTGTATTCATTGCCAAAATATGAAGTCACAATGGCAATATTTAAAATCTAAATTAAAAAAATCAAAATGTAATGGAGTACTTTTAGAAATAGATGCAGAACAATTAAATTATATAGATTATTCTTCTTTAAAAGATTCAATAAAAGGATTCCCATCTATAATGGTTTTAAAAAATGGAAAATTAAAAAAAGATTATAAAGGCAATAGAACCGGAAATGATATGTTTAAATTTTTAAAACCATATATGGTTTTATTAGATAAAAAAACAAAAAAATCAAAGCATAAAAGAAAAGATAAAAAAAAGAAAACACAATATAGAAGATAATAATTATTAATTTAAATACTTTTTGTATGTCTAATAATATCTTTATCAAATCTTGCTAAAATTTCGGGTCTTTTTATAAAATCTATTTTTTTTAAGCTATTTTCATATTTATTAAAATCTTCAATATTATATATTCCTTGTAAATGTTCTTTACGTCTGTTTTGTTTATATTTTTTTAAACTATTAATTATGGTATGTGATTGTTCTTCTATCTTTTTTATAATTTGATTTAAAATATCTATACCGTCATGTTTTGTATACAAGAATTCACGTTCTTCTTCATTTGTTATTAAATCTTCAATTGCATCATAAAAATTATTAAATTCTTCAATTTCATATATAATTTCTAATTCAATTTTTTTAAGTTGAGCAACTTTATGATTACCTGCTCCATTAAAATATTTATGAAATTTTTTTAATTGTTTATGCTGTTGAGTGTATATATTGAAACGCTGTTCTAATTTATCTATTGCTTTTAAAATTATTGCTTTATTATTAGGTAAGAAATTTTCTCTACAACTAGGACATGTCGTTTTTATCTCCAACCATTTTTTTATACACTTATCATGAAAAAAATGATTATTTGAACAACTAATTTCTGATATGTCTTTATTATCTATATTTTCAAGACATATTACACATTCAATCGATTTTCTTGATGAAGAACTTCTTGATGAAGAACTTCTTGATGAAGAACTTCTCGATGAGTTGCGTTTTTTTGTAGCCCATTTATTTAATAGTTTTCTTTTTCTTCTACTTTTTATAGCTTTTTTTTTATTTCGAGTTCTCATATATATAATTTTATATATTAAATTATATATAAAATTAAGTAAATAATCTAAGTAAATAATCTAAGTAAATATTCTTAAGAACGTAAATTTGGATTAATACATATATCCATAGAAGGATAAATATCACCAGACATACATTGTTCTCTATTAGAAACTTTTCCACAATAACGTGTATCATTTATTTTTCCAATATAACAATAACCTTGATTTAACGAATTTGTTTTAGTTGGTTCTGGTTCAACATTAGTATTTTCAGAACTAGTTAATTTATCGGCGTTGGCTGTATTAACTATTGATAATGTTAAAGCATCAGAATTATTACTTGATAATTGTGCAGTTTTTTTTAAATTATCTTGTAAAAAATTAATACCTGTATTAGAACCTTGCTCAACATTATCTAAAAGAGTTTGTGTTGTTTTAGATGTATTATCAACAATAGTTTTACTTCCAGAAGATGTATTATTTATGGCTATCTTAGCTGTATCACCTGATAAAGTTCCAAAAAGTGAAATTATCGGAGAAAGTAAATTGGTAATAATATTTGTACCTGAAGCAAAATAATTAAATATATTAAATCCTAAAAATGCTAAAAATAATATAATTAATATAAAAAATATAATGTTTTTAATATTTAAAAAACTAGTAGTAGTTTCTGCTACAGTATTAAAAATTTTTGTTCTAGATTGTTTTAATGTTTCTTTCGGTGTATTTTTATTAGACATTATAGAAGTAATAGGATCATCAATTTTTTCACTTATACTATTTTGTTTATTTGTTAAAAAAGAATTTTTTAAACTATTACTTTGCATTTATATTTAAATAATATTTTTTATTTAAATATAACTCGATTTTTTTTATAATTATAAGTTAAGGTATAATTATAAAAAATGAAAAAAAATACTTCATTAAAAAGAATATCAAAACATTCATATTCTCCATCTATAAATAAAAAATTAAGTGTAAAATCATTAAAATCTTTTGCTCCAACAAAATTAAATTTATGCGATGATTTACTTAAAATTAATTTAGGTACTAGTAAAAATCCTAAATGTTATGATTATGATAATATTAAAGTAAAAAAATTATTAATTAAAAATTTAAAATCGTCAAAACATTTAGATCCATCAAAGTTTATTGCACCAAAACAATTATATTCAAATTGTTGGTTTAATACTATGTTTGTTACATTTTTTTTTAGTGATAAAGGTAGAAAATTTTTTAGATTTTTTAGAGAACTTATGATAAAAGGAGAAAAATTTTATAATGTTCCTATATATGATATAAAACTTAAAAAAACATTATTTATACTAAATTTATTCATAGAAGCATCGTACAATCAAGATTTAAATAAATCAAATTATAAAACATTTAATAATAAAAATAATAAAAATAATAAAAATAATAAAAAAAATATTAAAATAAAGACTATCAAAAATAATAATATAAAAAAAAATTTATTTTATAGCATTAATGAATTAACTAATAATTTAAATACAAATTATTATATTAAATTAATTCATGAACAAATTAACGATTTAAATTATCATGGAATACCAAACGTTGATGATGCAGGAAATCCAATTCATTATTATAAATCAATTATCAAATATTTAAATTATGATGTATTAAAAATTATGAATTTAAATATTTATGAAAATATGAATATCGAACTATTTTTAAAGAATAAATTTAAAAGTTCAAATAAAATTCCTGAAATAATAATTATAGAAGATAGCATAAGTGGAAATTATAAACATACTTCTGATTATAAATTAAATTATGATTTTAAAAAAAATAATAATAATTATAATTATACTTTAGATTCCATAATAATAACAAATAAAGGACACTATAAACCACGTGCTAATAGTCATTTTGTTAGTGTTTTAACAATAAATAAAGAAGAATACAAATTTGATGGAGATAGTTATTCTCGTTTGTCACATTTTAAATGGAAATCTTTAATAAATAAAGATAGTGATTGGATATTTAAAGAAAATCAAAATATATATCCAGAAAAATATAACTTCAAATATGGTTATAAAATTTATTTTTATTACAGAAGTTAGTAAAAGTGACTTCTTTTTAAAATTGATATAATTATTATTTTATTTATAATAAATATATCAAATATATCAATTTTAAAGATTGATAAAATATGGAAAATGCAGCAATTTGTATCACTGCAGGAGAGCAATCAGAGAATCATGTTGGTATGCAAAAAAATGGAAATGGACTTGCAAATGCAGGGTTTAGTTTTTTAGAATTAAAGCAATTTGACGAAAATTTGAAAAAGAAAGGCATTAATTGTCAGTTTTATAATTTAAAAGAATATTTAAAAGACGATGTTGAAGATTTGAGTATAATAGAAGATGCTGCTGTTTTAATAATTAAAAATGGATTGCAAGATTTATGCAATATTGATAGTAAAGAAATGTTAAAAGAGCAATTGTCTTTTGAATGGGATAAGCATTATTGGGACACGCGGCGCAAGAAGGTATTAAATAAATTAGCTAGACATAATTTGTGTTATGGTGTTGAAGGCCAAGAGCCAGATTATGAAAATAAATTAGGTAGAATAATTGCATTAAGCAGTGCACCTAATCTTAAAAAATGGAAAGACACTTTAGAAACTTTCTTTGGTCCTAAAGCAAATAATTTAGAATTAGAAGGAAATTTATATTTTGATGTTAAAAAATGTGGCATAGGATTTCATGGAGACGGAGAAAGAAAAAAAGTTATTGCTTGCTCATTGGGTAAAAGCAGACCAATTGTTTGGCAATATTATCATAGATGTGAAGTAGTTGGCAAAAGAATTGAAGTTTTATTAGAAGCTGGTGATATGTATATAATGAGCGAAAAAGCATCTGGTTTTGATTGGAAAAAGAGGAGCATTTATACTTTAAGGCATGCGGCTGGTGAAAAATATGTAGTCAAGAAATAAGAAACTTAAAAAAGAAAAAATAAAAAAAAATAAATAAAAATAAATAAAAAATTGATAAGTATTTTTTTTTTATTATTTAATAAATATTAAAATAATATAAAATGGTTAAAACAGTTTCTCCTAATGAAGTTGAAGATTATCTCAAGGAAAATCCCAATAAGATGGTTTCCCTTCGTAATATTTACAGAGACCTTTCAATGAAACGCCGAAAGACACTGTGGCTAATTAATAATTCGTCACACATTAGGAAGGTTACTCCATTTGAAGTTGGATGTGGAAAACGTGAAGTTCATGTTTATACTTATGTAGAATAATTTAAAAATCTAATCTTGAAAAAACAATTAAAAAACAATAAAAAAATTAGATATTATTAATCATTTCAATTTTTTCTATTGTTTTTTCAAGATTAGATTTTTTAAGATTATTGAATAAATAATCGGTTCCTGGATTTTTTTCATTTTTCTTTATTTGTTTATAAATTTCATCTATTTTTTCAGTTATTGCTACTATTTCTCCATTTTTATTTGTAATTTGCACATTTAAATTATGATTTTCAGTTAATAATGAAAAACAAAAATAAATAATAAACTTGCGTTTTCGTTTTATAGGCGTATTATATCTTATAATAAATAATTCATATAATGCTTTTATGATTTTATAAACAATATTTGCATTTTCTGTATTATTAATATTATCATTTATTAAACTTTTATTATCTGGATTTGCATAATAAAAAATAGCGTCCCATACTATCCATATTATATCATTATGATGCCCATTAGGAGCATATGCTCGTGCTTGACATATACATTTTTTTTTCTTTTTTTTACATATATTTTCATACTCAATAATCCATTCATACCAATAACAAGTATCTATTATATTCTTATTTGCTAAATTATATATCAGTTCATTAAATGGTATTAACAATTCTTTAGGGTCATCATCTTTAAAAACATTATCTAAATAATGCATATTTGGTGCTTTAAATTTACTACTAATATTTGTTAAATCAAATTCTTCGCTTTTATTCAATTTAACTTCGCTGTAAGTATGTTTTTTATTGGAAAAGCATAATATACAAATTATTTCAGCAAATAATTTTCTAATTTTTTTATTATTACGCATTGGTAATGTATTTGTATTATATCCGTTATGTAAAATAGTAACAAAATTATTATAACGCATTGATAAATATAATGGGAGTTTAACGTTACCACAATGTATAAATTTGCAATAATAAAGTATAATTATATCCCAAAGTTCTAAATAATGGTTTGAACAAATAAATTCTGCGCCCCAATAACAAGCATTTTCTATTTTACCATTATATAAGCAATTAAGTAATTCTTGTTTTGCTTTAGATTTTTGAAAACCAGAAAAAGTTATATTTCTAAAATCATCTCGTAGATCATTGATAGTATTTGGATCCATAATATTAAAAATTAATATATTCAAACATTAAAAAAATAATATTAATACATAATAAATATGATAAATCAAATTAACATATATTTATATAAATTAACTAGAATTATTTATAGAACATATAAAAATTTAAATAGATTAAAATCATTAGAAAAATTATTTTTACTATTTTTAATATTAACATTTTTATTTGTAATAGTTAATAATTTCGAAAATAATATTAAACCTTATAATTTTGAGACATTTGAAAACAATAAATTAAATATTTTAGATAAATCTAATTTTTTTGAAATCAAGCGAGATATGAAAATGTATGATGATTTTTATGCCAATTATTATGATAGTATACATTTAAATGAAAAAAAAAATAAATATGAAATTGGAAAAGTTATTGGTTTAGAGAAAAATAATAAATTTACTAAAATACTAGATGTTGGTTGTGGTACAGGATTTCATATTAATTTATTAAATGAAAAAAGTTATGATGCTATAGGTATTGACAAATCTAGTGCTATGATTGAAAAAGCAAATACCAATTATCCAAAATGTGAATTTATAAAAGGTGATTTTTTAAAAGGCGATGTTTTAGATTATAACAGTTTTTCTCATATAATGTGTTTAGGACGTACAATATATTTTATGAAAGATAAAGACAAATTTTTTGAAAATGCTTATACTTTATTAATGGATAATGGGTTATTAATTGTAAATCTTGTAAATAAAGATAAGTTTAATCCATATATAATAAATAATAGTAATGTTTTATTTAATTCAGGTGATTATGGTAAAGAACCAAAACAACATATTGTAAAATTTTCTAATATTTTTGAATATGTATCTGATTATATATTAAATGAACAATATAATGATAAAAATCCTCATGTTCCATATGCAATATATAAAGAAAAATTTGAAAATTTTAAAACCCATAGTGTTCGTAAAAATGAACTAAATATGTATATGATGAATATAGATGAAATAGTAAACAAAGCTTTAGCTAAAGGATTTGAATTAAAAGAAAAAATAAATATGAAAGATGGTGGATTTGCTAATGATTTTTTATATGTTTTCAAAAAATAAAAATTTTATTTTAATAATGTAAATGACTAAATATAAATTTATATTATTATGTGGACCGACCGGTTCTGGTAAAGGTAGTGTACCTGAAAAATTAGCAGAACTTAAACCAGGAGAATTTAAAAAAATAGAAAAAGATGAGTATGTAACGGAAAGTAAGTTTTATAAAACAATAATATCACAAATTATAGAAGGATTAGGAATAGATAAAATAATTGCTATAATAAATGGAAATGATACTAAAAAAAAAAAAGATTTAACAGATTTGTTTAATGCAATTTATTTTAATGCTAGTCAAAACGCAATTACCTGTGATACAAATTTTAAAGATTTAAATTGTGCTCAACTACATGATAAAAAATTAGGAGAACAAATTAAAATTAATGATAAACATATAGTATTAGAAATTAATGGAGATAAAGATTATAGCTGGATATTTTATAACACAGAAGAGGTTAGCAAAACTTCGTATTTTAATAAAACTCATAGTGAAAAGTTACTAAAAGATTATGATATAGAAATTTACTATTTATCGGGAGATTTTAATCAATTATTAGATGATAATAAAGATAGATTTATTAGAACTCTTAATACATGTAACAAAGATAATTGTGAAACACGTTTAGGTAATTTTTTAATGGAGGAAGTATATAAAAATACAATTGTAGAAATTTTTAAAACTATTGATAATTTAAAAGATACTTTATTTAGAAACGAAAATATTAAAGTATATTATTTTAAAAGAGTTGGTAAAAATTATATACCACTTAAAGATAAATATTCATATTTTATGTCATTTAATATAGGAGATAAACTAACTCTTAAAGAACAAATTTATTTTATGTCCTATATTAATAGTTTTTCTGAAAAATCTAGAAAAGGTGGTAAAAAAAAGAAAAAAAGAAAAACAAAAAGAAGAAAATATAAAAAAATAAAAACAAAGAGAAGATAATTTTTTTTATTATTATTAAAATATTTTAAAAATAATAAAATAAATAATTTTTTAGCGGACATATTTACTAGCACGAGCAAAAGAATCCAATACAAATATGATAAAGATTCCTAAAAATAAATATAAAATAAGTTCTTCGGTAATAGTATTTGTTTTTTCATTACGTTGTTCTTCTAAAAGATGTACAATATAATCCAATTTACTTAATAAATCAGTATTATTTAAAAGTTTATTTGAACCATTTGAATTCATATTTGTCATAGAAGTGATGTAATCAAAATCACCTTTATAACCATCCTCTAAATTAGAATATACACTGTTTATTTTAGAAGCTAAATATTCGTTCGGTTTAATATTATTATCAGGCATTGAATTCATTTTATTTAGTTCATTATTGATTATATTTTTATTTGAAGCATTATTTGTATCGCTGGGATATGAAGGAAACATTGCATTAACACCTTCATTAAAATTATTATCTTCAATATTATCATTTTCATCTTCAGTAGAGGAATGTAAATTTGATATTAATTTGGAAACATTATCTATTTTTTCTTTAGCTTGTTTTTGATTATTATTTGTATCAGGTGAAAAATTTACTTGGGGTTTATTTTTATAAGTTCTATTATTAGATGTTTTTTTATATATAGAACTACTAGATCCAGAATTATTACCTGAATCTAATGATGCCGGATTTAATTGATACATACTCTTATAAAAAAAAAAGATAATAATATTTTATAAAACTACTAAAATTTAAAATAAAAATTTTATCTAAAGTTATATTAAAAGTTAATATTATGTTTATGTTTAATTATATATTTAATAATAAAGACAATAAAAATAAAAAAGCTACTTCAAGTTTTAAAAATGGAAAATTTAGTTTTACAGATTTTTTAGAGAATTTAAGTACAAGTAAATTATTTATTGGTTTAATGATGATTTTTATGAATTTAGGTTCTCGTTTTATTGAATTAAAATTAACTAAAGGTCAAGAAATGATATTTAAAAATATAGCACGTGAAGTATTGATTTTCACAATAGCATTTATGGGATCGCGTGATTTAATTATATCATTTATTATAACAGCAGTATTTATAATATTAAGTAATTTTGTATTTAATGAAAATTCAAAATATTGTATTTTACCTGAAAGCTATAAAAGATTAGAAAATTTAATAGATACAAATGGCGATGGTACTATCAGTCAAGATGAATTGGACAAAGCATATGAAATATTAAGAAAAGCAAAAGAACAGGAAAAATTAAATTTAAAATCTGCCATGTTAAATAAATTATAAATTAAAATTTAATAATATAATATATTATTAATTATAGTAATAATATAATATATTATGGGTGATATATTGACTCTATATAATTTGGAAATTAGTTTTAGATATAAATTTTACGATACTCAATCGGAACGCAATATAGAAGTTACACACGAAAAGATTATAAGTAATGGTCTATTTGAAGATTTTAATATAAGAAATCAAAATTTTTATGATGAGTTTGCTAATGAAAATTTAAACAGTATACAACAACAATATGTAAAAATATCATTACCATTAACTAATAATTACATTACAAAAAAAAATATAGATGATATTATTACAAATTCTTTAGAAAAAAAAAGTTCACAAAAAATTACTAATTTTGAGCATATACAAAATTATCTTTTAGATTCAACTACATTTGATGATGTAAACTACTCACTAGTAAATTCTAGTGTACAAAAAAATATTACTGAAATTTTAAAAAAAGGTAGTTTATTTAATCGAAATGGACCAATAAATAAATTTGTACAATTTAATAAACATTTTACAATTTATTATCGGGATAATATACAAAATAAAAATAAAGATGATGGAATTTTTCTTGGTGTTATTCTAACTGAACAATATAAAAATACTATTTATTATAATACTTTTTTACTTTATTTAAATTTCCAATATATGTATATTAATAAAATATTAAATAAAGAAAATAAAGAAATAGAACACATTTTAAAAGATAAAAAAATTTTAGACTTTATCCAAATTTCTGATGGCGGCACTACTACAGCTACAAACAAATTTCAAGATTTTTTTAATAAAAAACAAAATCAAAATATATTTTCTGATTTTATAACATCGTTTAGAACCACCATTGTAACAGGAAAATATATAAATTTATCTGATACAACAGAGGAAACATTAATGGGAATTTCTGATGATAAAGATGATAATTTTACATTTAGAAGTATTAAACAAATAATACAAAAAATAAAATTATTTACAAATGTAATTACAAATCAAGGAAATCAAACAAGTAATTGGAATAAAATAGGTTTGGAAGGAGAAATAGAATTTGTTGTACAATTAGAAAAAAAATTAAAAGAAGAAGAAGAAAAATATAATACTAAAACAAATCCATTTGAAAGATTTCAAAATAATAATTTAAGAGATTTTTTCAATAGAAATCTCTCTTATGAATCAAATAAAGAAGAGAACAAAAAATCAGACGATGGCGAAGGTACACAAATTAAACGATTTTTTAAAATCTTAAAAAATGAATATGATAAATATAGTGCATTTGATTTTAAAACAAATAAACTCCTTGATGGTAGCAGAAGAAATGATATTCCTAAATCATATAATACAAAAGAAGAAATGATTAATATTATATTTGACTATTGCAGATATATAGATTCAGACACTTATAGTAAATATAAGAAAGATAAAACAAGTTTATTTAATGAAATATCTAGAAATGATAAAAAATTCAAATATATTATTGCCTATTATAATGTATTAACTATTTTAAAAATCATTTATATGATAAATGGTACAATATTATATGATATGAATTTTAACGGATCTAAGTATAAACAAATTTTAGATATAAAACCTGTAATTCAAAGTGATAATTATAATAAGATAAATAATCAATTAAAATTTGAATTTTTTATAGAAACAAAGGAAATAATCAATTCTTCAAGAATAAATTTTTTTATAAATTTAATAAATATTGAATATAAAAATTATAAGAATAAAACAAGTGATGATAAAATTGAAAGTAAATATATAAATTATGGTAATAAATTATTTACAAATAAAAAAAACATAAATGATTTTATTGCTTTTGATAGTAACATTAATTTTAATAAATTAATAAATGAATTTCAAATTTATAAAGATAGAAATATTATATTTAAAAAAATAAAAGCAGATAAACTTAATGAAGTTTTTATGAATAATGTTTTGTTTGATAAAATAAAACAAATATGTAGTTTTGATAAAGATGATAAATTAAAAGATAATAAAGATAAAATAGAATATTTAAATAAAATATTTACAAAATATTATATTGAAAAATTTTTCTTTAAAAAAAATGATTTATTATTTAAAAATAATAAATTTTATCAAATAAATAATGTAAAAATTGCCTGCGAAAAATTAGATAAAGATAAAAAACAAAAAAAGATCCAGAATTTGAGTAATTCCAAATATATATATGAAGAAAATAGTGATATTAGATTAAGAATTGAAGAACAAAGTGGACAAAATTATATAATATATTTAGATGTTGAATATTTTATAAAACAAAATAAAGACGATAAAATTAGTTTTAAAAGAAAGTTTAATGCATATATTAATTGTCCTTATAATGCTAGTGTATTAGATAACTTATTTAAAAAATTATTATCAGAATATTATACCGAAAATACCTTTAAAAATCTTTTAAAAAATAAAGTAAATAATATCAACGATGACGATGATACTATGGATGATAATGATATTGCTAACGATAATCTTGATAATAATAAAAAGAAAACTAAACTTATTGGTGGAATAAATAAAGTAAATAAAATAAATAAATTAAATAAAATAAATAAAGTAAATAAAAAATATTTATTTAAAAAATATAATAAAAAATATAATAAAAAATATACATCAAAAAATAAAAAAATTAAACTAAAAAATAAAACTATTAAAAAATAATTAAATTTATTATATAAATATATAATTTTTCTAAATTTTAAATTATATAGTTATATAATGTTATATCTACTAGAAATAATATGGAAAAATGTTGGTAAATATATGGGTTTTTTATTAAGGTGTGTTGAAGTAATTTTGTGCTTACGAAAAAAACCATATAAAAGTCATACTTTTAAAAAAAAAGGTGCATTTTATGAGTATTATCATAATAAATTGAAATTTAAACAGCAACCTGCTTAGATTATTTTTATTTTCGTAACGAAAAAACTAAATAAGCTAAAAATAATCCATAAAAGTTCTTTGAAAATATATCTAATATATTATAACAAGCATTTTTTAATTTGAATTTAAAAATGGCCGCAATTCCATATAATGACCATATTGACACCATTAAATAAAAAATTAAATAATTTGTGCTACTTTGTTTTACGTAATAATTATAGATTTTAATAAACAGCATAAAAAAGAAACCAAACCCTATAAATGTTGATAAAGCTATATGAACCAATCCTATTTCATGTAAATACCCTATTGCTAACATACCAAAATTATATCCAAACAATTCTAATACTTTATTTTTATCACTTTTTAAAAACTCCAATAATGTAAATTCTTGATCTTGATGTTTTAAATTATTATATTCAAAATACACGATTGCAGATAAAATCATAGTTGGAGTTGTTAAAAACCAATCATAATATCTATATTTAGCAATATCTGTTTTATCTACATTATTTAAATAAAATAAAATAAACCATAAATAAAAACTACCTTCTATAAATTGAACGAGATTTTCTAACGCTAATGCTTGTTTTAAAATAACATCTTTCGGATCTAACATTACAAATTGGGCATTTATTCCAATAAATAATGTTACTATTTGTGCTAAAAAAGAAATTACCATAGTTTTTTTAACTAACATATTAAGTATTAGTATAAAGCAATATTTTTTAAAATTTTATATTATTTTATTTTATTTTATTTTATTTTATTTTATTTTATTTTATTTTATTTTATAAATTTATTATATAATATATTATTTTTTCAAATAAAATATTATATAATACTATATTATAAGCAAAGTTATGAGAGGTGGTTCTAAACTTAAAATACCAAAAGTATCTTTAAAATCAGTTGAAACTGCTATGAATAAACACACAATTGGTTCATTAATTGGAATAATTTTAGTAGTATTTGTTGGTGGATATTTACTTAATATGTTTATGGGAGGTGGTTTATTTAGCAGAATTGAAGGTAATGCAAATATGGAAAACAAATTAACTTTTTATCATATGAATGGATGTGGTCATTGTGACAAATTTAATCCAATTTGGGAAGAATTTACAACCAATTATAGCGGAACTCCTCCAATTACTTTTGAAAAGGTTGAATCAGCTAATGCCCCATCAAGTGTGAAAGGTTACCCAACAGTTATTTTAACAAAAAAAGACGGCTCAACAAGTGAATTTAATGCAGATAGAACTACGGGTGAATTACAAAGATTTATTAGTGACAAACTTCCTACATCAAGTTAGATAATAATATTATTATTTAAAGTTTATTATTTATTGTTTATTGTTTATAAAATTTATTATTTTATATTAAAACTAATTTATTATAAAATAATATGGCTCTCTCAAATATTAATAAAGATACCTTAGAACGTTTATTTGAAATGGTTAATATTAGAAATAAAGAAACAAAAGATTATAATGCTTTAACAAATATACGTTCAAATTATGCTACTTATAGTAAATTAGAAATGATAGCAAAACAAATGGATTTTTTAAAGAATGAAGCATTAAATATTCTTAACAATCACGATTTAAATGACAATTTAAAAGAAGTAAAATGTAATTTTCGCAAAGTTCCTGGTACTTATTATTATGTTTATTTAAATGAACATAATCAAAAACTATTGTCTCTCGTCTCTCCCGACGAATGGTCAAATAGTTATAAATTTATAGAAAAAGTGTATTATGATTATGATTATAACTTTTATAAAGTAGCTGATTAAAAATTGATAAAAACTATTTTTGTAAAATTTATTATAAAAATAGTTTTAGTTATGCAACTTTTAAAACTAAACGATTTAACTAAAGTAAAGATTATTAGTCGTCCATCAAAGATTTGTAAAACTCCATATGTTGCAGATATAGAACTAAATGATGGTTCTATTGTTCAAGCTCATTGTGCTTCGTTAGGTTGTTGTGGTTTATGTGAAAAAGATTGTTATGTTTATGCATCCCCTATATTATCTAATTGTCCGCAATCAAAATCAAAAGTTTGTACTTATAAAGTATATTTGGCACAAATTTATGAAGAAAAATTAATCAAAGAAGAAAAATATATAAATAATCAAATTATTGGAGTTGATCCAAAATTAGCAGAAACATTAGTAGAAAAAGCACTAACAAACAATTGTTTTCCTACTTTACAAAATATAAAAAAACATAGACGTGAGGCAGCATTAGGAAAATCACGTTTTGATTTTATTGGAATTGATGATGCTGGCAAATATTTCATTTTAGAAGTTAAAAATGTTCCACTAAGCGATTTTGCAGATGTAAATCACATAGAAAAGAAAAAGCTTGTTAAAGCAGATGCATTTAAAAATATGAAATTTAATGAAAAAATTTCATATTTTCCAGATGGTTATAGAAAAACAAAAGGTGCGGTTGTTAGTGAACGCGCATTAAAACATATTAATGAATTATCGGAAGTTACTATTTCAAAGATTGTTAGACCAATTATTTGTTTTGTTATTCAACGAACAGATTGTGGATCGTTTCAAGCATCAAATATTGACCCAACATATAAAGCTGCTTTTAATGATGCATTTAAAAAAGGTGTAGAAGTAATTATATTAATGGTTAGCTGGAATGCTTTAGGAGAAGCAAATTTTGTAACTTGTGATTTACCTGTGAATTTATAAACTAGAAATAAATTCTTTATTATCTTCTAAAAATCCATTAATTAAATCTTTTGGAATTTCAGTAAAAGATACTAAAGTTTTATTGAGCAAAAATTTTTCACTTGAACCTTGTTCTTTTAGCAAAGCTTCTCCAAACAATTCACGATCATTGTAATATTTTTCACACATTTTTGGACCACATTTTTTAAATACCGGCATAATATTATCGGATTTATCACCTAATACCATTTTATAAAATAAATTTTTTTCTGCTTCTGGAAATACTTTTTTTGAGTCAGCTAAATTTTTATATTGAAAATTAACAATATGTGTATTATCATCTAGTAGTTGTAAATAATCATGATCATTTGCAATGATATAAATTGTTGCATTTGGGTTTTTACTTCTAATAATAATTTTTGTAATTGCAAGAATATCATCGCCTTCCAAAGTAGGAAATTGTAATACTTGATTTACTCCAGCTTCAAAAAGTAGTTTATTATTTTCTTTATAAATATGCTTGAAAAATGGTCCACCCATGAACGAATCATCTTTTGTTCTATTTCCTTTATATTCTTTATAATGTTTATTACGCCAAATTTCGGTTCTTGGACAATCGCAACATGCAATTACTTGTGTTGGAGTTGCTGGTTTTGAACGTTGTTTATGTAGTTTATGTTTTTTTTTGAATATATTTATTGAATCTAAAAATGTTTTATTAAATTTTTCTACGAACTCGGGAGTTTCATATGGGGCTTCAAATAATTCAATATCTGGATTTGCATGTTTCCACCATTGCATAATAGCAAAATATCTATAAAATATCCAATAACTTGTATCAACTATAATAAATACTGGTGCTTCTTTTTTTTCTGCGGTTTCAATTACATAAGCTTTTTCCATTATAATTTTGTTAATAATTTAATATAATGTTATAACATTAAATTATTTTTAAATATTTTTATCAATTTTTTATATTATTTCTATAATTTTATTTATTTGAGTTAATTCATTTATTACTTCTTTTTGTGTTTTGTTAAAATCACTGCATAATTCTTTTGCAAGATTATTTATTACATAAAAACCCATAATAATTTCATTAAATTCTTGTGTATAAGTAAATTTATATTTTTTAAATATTTTACTTAATTCAAACAAAAAATTAACATCTAAATCTTTTGATTCAAATTTTTCAAAACATTTTATACAATTATTTTTAAAAATTGTTTTTTCATGATTATTTAATATTTCATAATTTTCTTTTTCATTTATTATACCTTTTAACATTGACCCAACATCGCGATAATTTTTATTTAATATTACTTCAACTAAAAAAGTATAATAAATATTTTGATTTTCTTTTGATGGAAAACTACATATTCCAAAATCTATTAATCCTAACTGATATTTAGGATTTAATAAACTATCTTCGTTTTTATAGAAAAATAAATTACCAGAATGCAAATCATTATGAATAGCATTATTATATAATAAACCAATTAATCCGAATTTTACATATAATTTACCAAATTCATCTTTTATAGATTGGTCCATAATTTTAACTTCATTTATTGTTAATCCTTTTATATTTTCCATAACAATTATATTGTTATATTCATTAGTAATAGTTTTATATACTTTAGGAAATCTATAATCAGACAAGTTCTTATTTTTTGAAGCAAATAATTCTATATTATTAGCTTCTTTAATAAAATCAACTTGATTACAAAAACTTTCTTTATTATCTAATATAAGTTTATATAAATTTAAATTATTTAAGAAAGGAATAAATTGTGAAATATAACTAGCCAATAATAATTCATCTAGTGCATTATTTATTTTATTTGTAATATCTTTTTTCAATATTTTAATTATTACTTTTGAATCATTTTCTTTTTTATTTATTCCACTAAAAGCCAAACCAACAATACCAGCATTTATTGGTTCAATGTTTTCCAATGTTATATTATACTTTTCTTCCAGACTATTTAAAAATTCATATTCTATTTCATCATTATGATATGGGACATTATCTGTATATTTTAATAAATATTCTTTTTCTTGTTCATTTAATATATTATTATCTAAACATAATGATTGAAATATTTTAACATATATAATATTTATTTGTTCTAATTTGCTTGTAATATTTTCTAATAAATTTAATTGCTCTAATGGGGGTAATTTATAAACTTTATTTATATAATTAGTTGAATAAAATAATGTTAGTTCTTTACTTACTACATAAATCAAATAACATAATCTTATAAATGAATAAAAAGTATTTATGATTTTTAAGTTATAATTATAACAATTATTAAATTCTTCTTTATATTCGTTTGCTAATAATAAAAACGCGTTTGTTTTTGATTTCATTATAAACATTATTATTTATACTTTAAAAAAATTTATATTTTTAAATATAAATATTTTTAAATCAAACATTTAAATATCAAACATTTAAATTATCTATAAATTGTTTGAAATTATAAAATATTTTTTTAAACATCAGACCTATTATATTTTGCATATATATTGGTAAGTCATCTTCTATTGTTGCAATAAAATCTATACAAAAATTTATATCTATTAACGATGTTAATGGTTGTTCATTATTTAATCTTGACAATTCTTGAGGTTCTAAATTATGTAAATTAATAACTGTTTTACCATAATTAAAAATAATTGGTTCATAGTTAATTGTATCAAGTTGTATTTGTTTTAAATATTTATTTAATAATACTTTAGATGGGTCTATTAATGTAATATCTTTATTATAAAAAACTATCGAATTTGAAAAAAAGTTAATAGTTCGTGATGTTCTAAATATCATATATTTTGGTTTAATACCTAGTTCTTTTCCAAATGATTTTAATAATATACATACATCTGTATCATTTTCATTTAAAACATTTAAAATATAAATTTTTTCAACTAAATCAGGTGTAACTTGTTCAATTAATTCATAAATAGACGGACTTAATAATGCTTTTATATTTACTTTTGAAGGATTTAACTTTTTAAAATCAAATTTTAAATTGTATGCTTTTTCCAATGTATCTGGTATAATAAATTCATTTAAAATCATATTTCCTTTATTACAAATAACTTTTGGTTCAAATTGATTTTCTTGTTCATAACTCATTATTATTTTTGTTATGATAATAATATATAATATTATTTATTATTATTTTTAATATTAATTATTTATTGTATAATTTATTTTATTATTATCATATGAAAAAAATTCTATATTATAAATCAATCTATAAATAATAATTGTTAATATTAAAAAATCTTTTGAAATCAATATATAACTTGGTCTCATTGTATTTTTTAAATAATTATTATGTATATAACTTGCAAATTCTTTATTAAATAATTCTAAAAATGGAGTTATATTATTTGTTGGAATAATATTATTACAATTATTACAATTATTACAATTATTACAATTATTATGATGAAATTTATCTATTATACAACCATTAAATATTATCCAATGTAAAGAAATTAAAAAAGGTATAAATGCTATATATTTATAATATACCAAAGGAGATAACAGTAGAAAACATGCTATACATAAAGTTATTAAATTATGTAAATAAAAATATATTTTATTTTCTTCATCTTTTTCTTCTTTTTCTTCTTTTTCTTCTTTTTCTTCTTCTTCTTCTTTTTCTTCTTTTTCTTCTTTTTCTTCTTCTTCTTCTTTTTCTTCTTTTTCTTCTTCTTCTTCTTTCATAATTTTAATTAATATAATTAATTATTTTTTTTGTTAAAAATAAACCTAATAAATAATCTATAAATTCATTTGTAGTATATTCTTTTTTAAAATATGGAAATTTTAAGATTTTAAATTCTAGAAAATTTTCATATTTTTTCTCTCCTCGCAAATTTAATAAATTAGTATAATTATTAAATAATTCTAAAACATATGATTTAAAATATAAACTATAATATTTAAAATTTTTAATTTTATTAATATTTCTATTTAAACTTTCTTTTTCATTTGTATAAAATAAATTTTCTTTTGCTCTATATTTTTTATAAGTTATAAAATTATGTTCTACAAAATCTAAATGCCCAATTAATTTAAAATTTAATATTTTTTTTATAGCAAAATTAGATATTAAATAAGCAGCTGTGCTTCCACATGCTGGGTGTGTATTATAAGTTTCATTTGTTGGACAAAATGCATCACTATGTAATTGAATAATTTCCCATCCAGGATCTAATAAGTTTATTTCATATATTGTTTTATTCAATCTCTCAAAAAATTCAGTTTTATCATAATTTGGAAAAGCATCATCTTCCATAATTAAGAAAAATGGGGTCTTGTCCCCATACGACAAATTATTATTATTATTATCTTCTGTATTTATATAATTATTAAATATATGTTTACAACACAAAATATGACTTAATGCACATCCTAATACTGATTTTGGTGTAAAATTAAAAGCAAAATTTGATATATATTGTTTATATTCCGGTTTCAAATGTTCATCTTTTAAAGCATTTATTCCGTTAAAACGCTCCGCTTTTAAACCTATACTTTCCAAATAAGGCAACTGCTTAATATAATTTTCTTTATAATCATCTAAATTAATTACAAATGTTTTTAAATTACTATAATCTTCTTTAATATGATTAATATACTTTGATTTAATCATGATTTTTAATTTATTATATTTTATTATTAATAATTATTTAATAATAAAATATTAAACATTTTTTCTTTTTCTTTTATTTTTTGTATTATTTTTTCTTTTTCTTTTATTTTTTGTATTATTTTTTCTTTTTCTTTTATTTTTTGTATTATTTTTTGATATGGATTTTGAATGTTTTGAAGATTTAGATGTTTTTAATGAATTTTTAAATTCTATTAATTGTTTTAAATTATTAGAATGCTTTATTGATAAAGGTTGAAATATAGGTGGTTTATTATTTGCCATTTTTAATATAATATAATATTAAATTTATAAATAAATTTTTATTAAATATCTAAACTTACTATATTTTTATCACTTTTTTGTTTACGTTTTGTTTTTGGAATTTTAGCATTAGTTAATTCTTTTAAATCTTCTATACTAATTGTACTTCCATGGTCTATTTCTTTACTTTCTTCAATATTTATTTGTTTTGTTTTTAAACCACTCAATAAATTATTTATAGCATTTTGTTTTAATGACCCAGAAGATGGTCCACGCATTTCTGGGCGAGTAATTCTTTCTTCATCTACTTCAAAATTACCTTGATTATTATCTATAGATATTCCACGTGCACTCATTAAATCAGGTCTATTTGGTAAATTTTGTGTTCGTTGGCTACGTTCTGGTAATTTAGTTTCAACGGATGGTGGTGGTGGACCAGTGTTTACATTTGGTGGCATATCTCTATTTGGGATACCAAAACCAGGATTTGCTCCACTTCCAAATCCTGAACTTCTAGCTCGGCCAGTATTTTCTTGGAAAACATTATTCATAAAACCACCAAATCCTGGGTTACTTTCACCCATAGTATTTACTGCTGCTTGTGTAAATTGTTTCATAAGTTCTGGATTTTGACGCATAATATCGTCCATACCTGGCATTGAAGATTTAAATAATGTATTTGACATATGGACCATTAATGCAGAACCACCTAATTGGAATAATAATTTTAATTCTGGAGACATTTTTGCCTTTGATTTGTATTTTTCGTGTAATTCAGCAAAAATATCGTCATATTCGTCTATATTTTCATTAATTTGTTCACCCCATCCGTCTAATTTAATATCAAATGGATCAAATTTATTATTTAAAAATTCTAAACCTGTAATACAAGCCATCATCATTTTCCCCTGAAATTTAACACTATTAGAACGTTCTTTTTCTGCTAAAATAGTTTCATATTCACCTATCATTTCGTCTAAATTTGAATCCATATTGTAACGTTTGCTTAATGAAACACCTTTTTTCTCTAAATCTTCTAATTTTCTTAAATATTTGAATTTTTCTTTTAATTCTTCTTCTTTACTTAATTGTTTTTTTTCTTGAGTTTTTTCCATATTTAATGGAATATTATTGAATTTACCATAACCATCTGATGTTCTATTTTCATTTATATCTGATGTAGATTTCCCTAAATTTGATTGTTTTTTTGCAGCTTCTGTTTCATTTACAGATTTAATATTTGATCCGTCTTCTTTATTACCAAATAACCCACCGAAAATAGTTTTTTTTGTAGTATTTGATTCACTTTGTTTAATTTCATTACTATCAATAGTTAAATCATTTAATTCATCTTCTAATTTTGCAATATCATCAATTTCAATATTTGATGATGTTTTTTTACTATCTCTACTTTTATCGTTCATAAGTAATTCAATTCCGGTTCCAAAATTTACAGATGGTCTACTTGGCATAACCTGTTCAAAATTATTAATATCTTCTGACTCAATATTTAATTTTAATTCTGGAAAATTTAAATCATCTAATTCCACAATATTTGGTTCTATTTCTATAACATCCATATTATTATTAAATTAAATACAAATTATATTTTTAAGTAGTCCGCAAATGTTAATTATAAATTTATAAAATTTGTTATAATATTAATTTATTAAAAGCATTCAAATAATATATAGATTGTAAAAAACAATCCGCTAAATCATCTTTTTTTGAATGTTTTATAAAAAAATCTATTTCTGTTGTTTTATTATTTTTCTCTAATAGTTCTTTACTATAAGTTATAGATAATTTTTTACGCTCCGAATAACTTGTCTTTTCTTTCGTATTTTTATTTTTTATAAACAGCTTTAGTTTATTTATTGCTGATATATATTTTATATTGTAATTTCCTTTATCAATAAAAAATTGTGTTATCATTCCTTGTAATGTTTTCATTCTATTTGCTAAAGGACTTATTTGATTTTCTAATATTATTTGGTCTACATTTAATATGTCAAATTTTTTTAAAAGTTCATTACACTCGATTTTTAAATTTATTCCTAAATCTATTAAATTTACATTATTTGCATTCGGTTCTTCTATTAAATCAAAGCAAGTATTAGAAATATAATCTTCGATGACTTTAATTATTTCGCTTTTTTTGCTATTATTTTCTAATATTATATTATGCTCTTCACAAATTTGTATTAATTCTTTTATATTTTTTTTTGTTAAAGTTTTAGTATTGATAGTTGGAATATTATAAGCTTCATTTTTTGTATGTTTTTTACAAAAAAATTTATCTTCTTTACCAAATTTAGCTTTAAATTTGCATTTTTCATTACAACAATTTGGAACAAAATTACATAAATTTAAAACATTCCAATCTATGATATTATAATTGCTGTCATTTTCATTGTGTTCAATTAAAATATAAGCTAAATTTTTTATTCCAACATCAATACTAAGAACTTTCATTAATATTTAAAAATAAATTTATTTAAATATTAATTTTATATTAATTACATACTTTTAACACACATAGAATACGCCATTCTATATAAATAATAAGAAAATAATCCCGTTAATGAATTTAAAATTAAAAAACCACCAATATCGAATGTTTTTTTATTAAATAACTTAATTAATCCTAAAAGTAAGCCAATTAAAGAAACAAAGAATACAAATAAACCAATATAATAAAAAATCATACAATGTTCTCTTCCCAAAGGAGACATAATGCTATCAAAAACATTCATATTATATATAATAAAATATTATTATTTCTATTTTCTATTTTCTATTTTCTATTTTCTTGAAGATTTAATGATTGAGTAACTTTAAATCGAGGTGCGTGTAGTTTTGCATCTAATTGTTCTTTTGATAAATATAAATTTTTCAAATCACTGTTTTCATAACCATATGGTTGGTCATTTGATAAAATAGAATTGAAAATATATGGGTTTCCATTTAATTCTTGCATATTGGTGTTATTATTTATATATGGACATGTTCCACATTGATCACATGCATTTAATTGATTATTTTTAATAATTGAATCTGCATTTTGTTGTAAATAACGTCTATAATCAGTATTTGTAGTAATATTTTCTTTTTTTTTGATAATATCATCTAAAGCTCCACCGGGTTGATAAGTAGAATAATTTCTACCATCATTCATAAAGGGTGGATAATTAAAGTGTATATTATTTGAACCATTATAACAAGTCCCCCATGTCATTTTTTATATTATATATTTTATAATATAAAAAATATTTTTATAAGATTTTTTTAATTAATTGTTTTGTAATATTTTAATTAAATCATTTCTTTTCATTTTTTGGGAATTGTCATTGTCTGTTAGATTTTTAGTAACAACTAATGTTCTTAATTCATCTACTTTCATTTTGCTAAATCCTTTTTTTATTTCACCATTATCTTTTTCAAATATATCCTCATCTTCATTTATTAAATTTATCATTTTTGAATCATCAGTTATACTTGAAATATTTATTGAATTAATATCTATTGGTGTGTTATTTAAAAAATCTTTCTCTAAATCATAATTATTTATCGATTCTATATCTAATTTTTCTTCAATATTAAAGGATGTAATTTCTATTTTTTTGAATCTTTTATTATTATATTCATCATCATCCTTCTCATCCTCATCTTCATCATCATCTTCATCCTCATCCTCATCTTCATCCTCATCTTCATCCTCATCTTCATCCTCATCTTCATCCTCATCTTCATCCTCGTCCTCATCCTCATCGTCATCATCATCTTCATCATTCTTGGTATCATTATTATTATTATAGTAGTGTTTATGATTTTTATTATCTTCCTCATCTGATACGTAAATTGTGTTTTCATGTGATGAAATAGTTTTTTCACTTGAATATATGTTATTACTGTTTTCTATATTTGATAATGAATTACTAATCATTTGATTTTGATTATAATTAATTATAAAATTCTGTAAAATTTTACCATGTTCTATAATACTATTTTCTAATAAATTTAATCTTCTGTAAAAATATAAAATAACAGATCCAGTTACTAAAAGTAATATTCCTAAACTTATTAAAAATCCACTATCTATAAAATTAATTAATATACTCATAATATTAAATTTTATTAATATTATTTTATATTATGTTTTACGAAAATTATATAATTTATAATTTATAATTTATAATTTATAATTTGTTTGTTATTTCTTTTGGATAATTTAAATCTTTTAATACTTTTATACCTCCTTTTGTTTTATTTATGCCATTTTTTAATTTATATGTATATTCAAAATCATTTTTTGAATTATTAAATTTAACCCCCATACAGTAATTTTTCACATTTATATTTTTTTTTTCTATTTTTTTACATAATTTATTATAATGGGTTGTTAAAATATAATCTAAATTATTATAATTATCGAGATGATTTAAATAATTTAATCCACTAATAATAGCTTCATCTGGATTTGTACCACTATATAATTCATCAAAAGCACAAAAATGTCTTTTTTCTTTATTTTCTTCTATTATTTCTAAAATTTTTTTACATTGGCGTGCTTCTGCTTGAAATAAACTGTCACGATTTGATGTATCTGGTATATTTATATAACAATGAATGTAGTCATATAACTTTATTGTTGCTTTATCGAAAAATCCACAACCAACTTGTTGACATAATATTATATTAAATAAAGATGATTTTAATAAAGTTGTTTTTCCTGCAGCATTTGGACCTGTTAATATCATATTTTTAGAAAAATTATAACTATTTTTAATAATTTTGCTATCATTTATTAAATTGGCATAATAACTATTTACAAAATTTGTTTCTTCGTCTTTATTTGTAAAATTACAGTAATTAATTTTATTATTTTTAATTAATTTTTGTATTTTAACTATATTTTCAATATATCCATTACAATTAAAAGAAAAATATAAAGAGTCTATTAAATCTTCGTTATTATTTAATTGATAAAATGCTTTCAATACATTTCCAAGTTCTGATATTTTTTTCAAATTTAAATCATATTTAGATATTTTTATTAAATCTTCATAGTAATTTGTTAATAATATTTTATTTTTATTTAATGACTCATTAAAAATACTGTAAGTTTTTAATTCACCTGTGTATTTTAATAAATTTGAAAATCGTTTAATTGTATTATTTAAATAATTTTTCAATTCAAATAAAATATTGTGTATATATTTTATATTTTTGAAATATTTAATACAATTAAATATATTTTGATATATTTGAAATCCATAAAAAAATACACTTATTAATAAATATATTTTTGTCGAAATAGTAGCGTTAGAAAAACTAGTAAATAATTGTCCAATTACATGATTTTCTAATACTATTTTTAAATGTTGTATATAATTATTAATTGTAATATCGTAACCTTGAAATTTTATAATAAAAAATGGTAGAATTAAACTGAATATTGGAAGTAATAAGCTTAATGCAGGTGATGCTACATTATATAATGATAACCATGTTAATAAATGTGAATTATTATTGTATTCTGTTAAAAATGGTAACTCAAAATATTGATATTTTTCAATAAAATTATTATCATATATAAATTTTTCACAGTTATTAATAATGTTTTCTTCATATGTAGTGTCACTTATATCTAACTTATCTACATTATCTAAATTATCTAAATTATCTAAATTATCTAAATTATCTAAATTATCTAAATTATCTAAATTATTTGCTTCAAATATAATATTATTTTTGAAGTTTTTAAATAAATTTTGTGAGTCTATTAAAAATTCTTTATTATTTGTATAATATTTTGACCATTTATCTATAACATTTTTTTCAAATATATTATTTGGATTAAATAAACAATAATATAGATTTTCTTTATATATTGGATTTTTACTATTATCTTGTGTTATATTATCATTTTCATTGATTAATTTATATTCTTTTAATTCCAAATCATTTATTATAGATTCATTTAATTTATTTTTTTCTACTATATATTCAATTGGTAATAAAAAATTATTATTATATTTATCTATTATTTCTGATTTTAATTTTGGTTTTTTTAATTCACCAAATAATAATGTATATATATTCATACTTCTTATACTTATATAAAATTATTAATTTTTATATAAGTATAACTTAAAAAATATAAAAATATATATAAATATATATTTATAATTATAATTATATATATTTATATATGATTATATATGATTTTGGTTATATCAATAATATTATTAAAAATATGAAAACAAGCAATTCTTTAATATTAGATGAAGAAACAAAAGATTATTTAAATATTTTGTTGAATACTATAAAAAAAAATAATAAAAAAATTTCTTATAATAATAATAATAATAATAATAATAATTATAATAACAATAATAATAAAAATTATAATAGACAAAAATCAAATAATAGAGATTTTAAAAAAAAAGATAATACAGATCCTATTAAAGAAGAAATTTTACATAATATAAGTAGAACCAAAATTCATAATAATAAAACTGATATTGAAATTCATAATAATAATATTAGAAAATTATTAAATAAAATTAGTAATAATAATTTTGAAAAAATTAGTAATGAATTTATTTGTTATTATAAAACATTACTAAATTATAAAGATATAGAGGATATTAATAAATTTATTTTTAGTAATTTAACTTTTAATAATAGCTGTTATAGTAAATTATATTGTGAATTATACTGTAAATTATTAAATATAAATGAAAAATTTATTGATTTATTAAACAATAATATTAATTATTTTTTACATGTTTATGAAAAATTATATCTTAAAGACGATACAGATATTGAAACTATTAATAAAAATAATGATAAATATATATGTTTGATATTATTTTATATAAATTGTTTTAAATTAAAATTATTACCTGATGATTTTTTATATAATACTATTTTAAATTTACAAAATTATTTAAATGATAACTTAAAAAAAGATAACAATTTATTTTTATGTGAAGTTATAACAAATTTTATTTTTATTATTATTTCTAACAGTCATGAAATTTTAATTGAAAAAACATATGCAGATATTTTTAATAATATCAAATATATCAATAATATGAAAAATAAAGATTTACCCAGTTTAAATAATAAAATATTATTCAAACATAGAGATATTTTTGAAAAATTTAAACCATTAAATTGATAATAATTATTTATTATAATATTAATATAATAATAATAATTAATATTATATTAATATGGTACAATCAAATTTAAATACATTATTAAATTATCCAGAAATTTTTTTAGTAGATGATAACGATATAGATTACGAATCACACATATATAAAGGTAATATTTATAATAAACCAATTCAATTTGTATTGGGGAAAGGCGATTTAGTATCTAATAATTTAGTTCTTAATCAAGATGTTGATATCATGTATATTAATATATATTTAGTAAAATCAAATAATATTGTTAGAAAAATAGGAATATTTGAAATATTAAATTCGGATTATATAACTTATTTAGATCATGAAGATGGAAATATAAACTTACTTAATATTGCAAATGATGAATTATTTAAAAAAAATTTTATTATGTTTTCTGCTTCAAAAGAATATATAAAAAAAATATATATTTTAGATAAAGATAATAACGATGTTGAAGATGATGAAGAAGACGATGAGGATGAAGAGGATGAAGAAGAGGATGAAGAAGAGAATGAGGATAAAGAGGATGAGGATAAAGAGGATGAGGAATTAATCGATAAAAACAATGAAGACAATATAAGTATTAAACATATAAAAAAACCCAATGGAACAAAAGAAGATTATATTAAAGAGGTCGAAGAATATAAAAGAATAGGTAAAAATTCTAGTGATAAATGGATAAATGAATATTTAGAAAGTAAAAAATATGATATAAATTATGTACCGGGAGATGGTAATTGTTTTTTTACTTCTTTTATAGAAGCATATAATAATAATTATTCTATAAAAGATAATCCAGTAAATAAAAAAATAACAACAGAAAATGTTAGAAATTATTTAGCATCAATTGCTGATCAAGATTTATTTGATCATTATAAAAATATTTTTAATTCATTTAGTGAATCATCACAAGAAGCGGGTGCATCTATTAAAAAAAAAAAAAATATATATAATTCATTAAAATTACAAATAGGTGGAACAAATAGCCTAGAAGATAAAGAAGAATTAATTGCACGTGCAAAATCTAATATATCTGCAATTGCTGCTACAAAAAGTATTTTAGAAGCTTCAAATGCATTAAAAAAAGAGTTTGATAATATGAGTGGAATAAAAGATTTAAATGAGTTTAAAGATTATATTAAAAGTAATGATTTTTATGCTGATGTTTGGGCTATTTCAAAAATGGAAGCACATTATAATGTTAAATTTATTATTTTTAGTCAAACTAATTATGAAAAACAGGATTTAACTAATATTATTTTATGTAATGAAATAGATGAATCTATAGAAAAACAAGGTTATTTTGATCCATTAATGTATATTAATTTAAATTATAGCTCTAATAATCATTATGATTTAATTACTCATGATAAAAATTATTATAAATCTTCTTTTGATTTTGTTGAATTACCTTATATAATTAAATTTAAAATAGCAGAAACATGTATGACACATGGTGTTGGAATTTTTAATTTAATTAAAGAATTTAGTGATTTCACAATAAAAGAAGAAATTATAATTGGCAAAAAATTATCTTCAAATGAAGAGTTTAAACAAAGTGTTAAAGAATTAAAAGCAGAAGAAAAATCAGAAACTAGTAATAACAATATATGTAATCAAGATATAATAATTACTATTTCACCTAGAGCTGCACATGAAGAATTTGGAAGAGGCAATCATGAGAAAATAAGTAATAGTTTAAAAATAGCACAATCTTCAAAAAATCCAAATAAGATTCCGGAAAAATATAAAATGTTGCAATCATCGGGAGAATTAATTAAAATTAAGGATTGGAGAAAAAAACTAGATAATTCATGGGATGGAGAAAAAACAAAAGATAATAAATTTAAATTAAATATAGATGGAAAAGATTATAAAAACATTAATGAATATATTAAAAAATATCCAGATAATATTATTAAGGCTTTAGAAGCAAAATTTGAGCAAAATCCTGATTTAAAAGAAATTTTGATAAAAACAGGAAATGCTTGTATACAAATATATAAGTTGGGAAGATTAAGTGCTGAAAATACATCTAGATTTAGTGAAGCAATTGATTTAATGAAATTACGAAAAAAATATTTATCATAAATTATATAAATATCTTAAAATTTAATAAAATATTTATATATATTAATCCATTACAAGTATGAATAATTTACATAATATAAATTTAAACGAGAGATCAAAGTTATTAATAACATATTATAATGAATTAAAAAAAATGAGTAACAAAGAATTGACTTTCTCTCGATTAGGTTCATCAACTTTTGCAAAAAATAAAAAAAATTATATTAATTTCCAAAAATACTTATTTAATAAATTAGAAGATTTTTATAAAAAATTAAAAGTAGATTTATGTTTAGATAGCAATATGGATTTAACAAAATATAGAAAATTTTATTATTCATCTACTCAAGAATATAAAAATAGTGTAAAAAAAATATATAATGCTCATTTTCATAATAATAGATATATAACTAATGAAACAAAAAATTTTATAAAAAATGGTTCTTTAGAACGAGAGAACTGTTTATTAATTTATGAATTACCTTATAAAAAAACTAAATTAATTATTAATTTTTTTATTTATAAAAATTCAGGCATCTCTCATAAAAACATTGCTTATTATGATACGAAAGCATTTCATATGTTAGCATTAGTGAATTTAATAACATTATTAACAAATAATAATGCAATACATGAAACAAGTGATTATCATATATGTTCTAAAGATGGATTAAATATTAATTTATTTTTAACACCTTTTGAGAGAACAATTGAGCAAAGTGATAAAATATTAGGAGCAAAGAATGTTAATGGTGGGTTTTGTTATGGCTGTATAAATGCTGGAACAATAGTAGTATTCAGGTTTGAGGAATGGTTTAAAGTATTTGTTCATGAATGTCTGCATAATTTTGGAGTTGATCGTTATATATGGAAATTTACTAGTTCAGTAAAAAGTAGTTTTAACAATGAGGAAAGCAAAATATATAATGATTTTATTAATACTTTTAATTTAAGCAATAAAGTAAATAATAATAGTTTTGATTTGGGGTTGCAAGAATGTGTAGTTGAGTTTTGGGGTGAATTTTTAAATAATGCAATATATAGTTATAATTATTCAAAACATTGTATTCTCTCAAAAAATGCCAATAAACAATTTATAATTTATTATAATACATTTGAAACCATTATACAGACAGAAATATTGCATGGTTTATTACAAACCACAAAAATATTACAAAAAAATGCTATGAATTTTGAGAGAATGCTTAATGTCTCTCAAACTAATGCGAAAAATAGTTATGATGAAACGAGTCATTTGTTTAGTTATTATATATTGAAATTGTTTATAACTTATGATTATAAATCCTTTATAAATAGCGAAATTAGTCTCTCAAATGATTTTAAAATAATCTTTAATAATTCAGAAAAATTAGAAACTATGGATTATTTCTTTAAATATATAATAAGTAATTTTAAAAATCCAAAATTAATTAGTAATATACAGCTAGTAGAAGAGCTTTATGAATTCTTAAAAACTAATAAAACTTGCAAAGAATTGCAATTTATTGTAGAAAATTTGCGTATGAGTGTTTTGGAATATTGAGTTTCTCTCTTTTTCTTCAGTTTCTCTCTTTAAAAAGGCTAAAATCCTTATTTTTTATTTTATTATGAATAATGGTAATAAAATAAAATACTAAAATAAATTGATAAAAAATGGAAAAAAAAGATTTGGCAATTTTTTTGGAATTGGACATTTTTAAGAATGTCCATTTTTGAAATAAACAAGACTTTATAAAAAAAACTAAAAAAAATCATTAAAATCTGTATATTTTCATATTTTATTACCTTTAAGATTATAAAAAGTATAAAAACATGTTAAAAAGTATGAGACCATACTTTAAAATTAATAAAAAAATCCATTTAGGAATTTTTTATTTATATATTTAAAGGAAACAAATGGAAACAAAAAAAAACGAAAAAAACGACATAAATTATAATTGTTTAAAATGTAACTATATAACAAGTAAAAAAACAGATTATAATAGACATTTATTAACAGCAAAACATGTAAAAAATACAAATGGAAACGTTTTGGAAACACTTTGGTCTGAAAAAAACGAAAAAAACGAAAATAATAAAAACATTAATACATTTGCATGTAAAAAATGTAATAAAGAATTTTTATCAAGGTCAGGATTATGGAAACATAATAATAATTGTAAAGTTGAATTACTAGAACCACCAAATGATAATTCAAACAATAAATTACCAATATCAAATGACGTAATAATGAAGTTATTAAATGACAATCAAGAATTAAAAAATATAATAGTCCAACAACAAAATCAATTATTTAAACAACAAGAACAATTTAGTGAATTAATACCAAAAGTAGGTAACAATAATAATAATACTATAAATAATAATCAAAAATTCAATATAAATGTATTTTTGAATGAGCAATGCAAAGATGCAATAAACTTAAGTGATTTTATTAAATCATTACATGTTACACTAGAACAATTAGATTTTACAAAACAAAATGGTTTAGCAGATGGAATAAGTAAAACAATAATAGATAATATGAGTAAGCTTTCTATTTATGAGAGACCAATGCATTGTACAGATGTAAAACGAGAGACATTATATATAAAAGAACATAACGAATGGTCAAAAGATAAAGCAAAAGAAAAAGTAATAAATGTAATAAAAAAAACATCTTCAAAAAACTATAATGCACTAATGGATTGGAAAACATTAAACCCAGGTTACATGAAGAGCGAAGATAAAACTGATTATTTTACAAAAGCAATTTCAACAATAGGAAAATCTAGTGATTCTATAGATGAAAAGGTAATTAAAAAATTATGCAAAGAAACATATGTCAAGGATTAGGTTTGAAAATATATAATTTTAAATAACTACATAATCTTATATTAATATTTATATAAAAAATAAATATTAATATAAGTAATGGAAAATTTATTAAAAGCATCATCTGTGTTATATGATAAAGAAATATGTGATACTATGAATAAATTAAAACTTGATGAAAAAATTATAATAGAAAATAAATATCCTGAACTTTTATTCAAAAATACAGATGAATTTTATAAAAGAAAAGAAAAAAGTTTGAAAATTTTAAAAAAAGGTATTGAAAATAATATAAATAAATTTATAGAAACATTTATTGAATGTGACACATTTGTAACTGTGTGGGGTTTTGAACCCATGTCAAAACTAAGTATGAATGATTTCTTTTATGATTGTTTTTATAATTGCTTATTTAATATGTTTGATAATAAAATATATTGTGAATATCAAACACATAAAATTTTATGTGAATTAGAGAATGTATTTAATATTTTTTATTCCAATAATTGTTTTAATATAACAAAAATATCCAAAGAGAAATCCATAAAATTAGTATACGAATTAATGGAATCATACTTAATACATCCAGATGGCAGTGAAGAAGATGGATTATTCAGTGCATATAATATTTGTTTTATTATTTGTGATAAATGCAATAAAAAAACAAATTACTCAAATATAGATGACAAAAATGTTTGTTATGAATGTGAACCATTATAAATTAACTAAAAATATAAAAAAAGCTAAAATTCCTATTTTTTATTTTATTATGATTAATGGTAATAAAATAAAATACTAAAAAAAAGTGATAAAAATTTGGAAAAAAAGATTTGGCATTTTTTTTGGAATTGGACATTTTTAAGAATGTCCATTTTTGATATAACAAAGACTTTATAAAAAAACTAAAAAAAATCATCAAAATCCGTATATTTTCGTATTTTATTACCTTTATGATTATAAAATGTATAAAAATGTATAAAAAAGAGCGAGACCATACTTTAAAATTAATAAAAAAATCTATTTAGAAATTTTTCTCTATATATATAAAATGATGACTAATGATGACCAAAAAGTAGCAAAAGTAGCACAGAAATTTTATTGTATATTATGTGACTATAATTGCATTAAAAAATCAAATTTTGATAAACATTTAACAACTGAAAAACATAAAAAACGGCTACTTGATGACCAAATAATGACCAATGATGACCAAAAAGTAGCAAAAGTAGCACAACCTCTTTTTACGTGTGAATGTGGGAAAAAATACAAGTATAAACAAGGTTTAAGCGTTCATACGAAGAAATGTAATTTTATTTTAGATGAACAGAGTGATAATTCAAACAATCAATTAACAATATCAAACGATGTAATAATGAAGTTATTAAATGACAATCAAGAATTAAAAAATATAATATTTAAACAACAAGAGCAAATAAGTGAATTAATACCAAAAGTCGGCAATACTAATAACACAATAAATAATAATCAGAAATTTAATATAAATGTATTTTTGAATGAACAATGCAAAGATGCAATAAACTTAAGTGATTTCATAAAATCATTACATGTTACACTTGAACAATTAGATTTTACGAAACAAAACGGTTTAGCAGATGGAATAAGTAAAACAATAATAGATAATATGAGTAAGCTTTCTATTTACGAGAGACCAATGCATTGTACAGATGTAAAACGAGAGACATTATATATAAAAGAACATAACGAATGGTCAAAAGATAAAGCAAAAGAAAAAGTAATAAATGTAATAAAAAAAACATCTTCAAAAAACT